AGGCAGGATAGCTAATCGCCATCCGGTAGGCTTTGGGATAAGGTCTAATACAGATTGAGAAAGGCCGTGTTCCGCGACTTTTCCTTCTTCGGTATACGCATCATTGAGGGTGGTTTTCTTCGGCCCTTCTTCTTTGGCTTCAGCTTTCCACTTTTCCTCTAGAGGCGTAAGTTTCTTTTCAGGTTCCATATAGGCTCCTCAGGTGGGTTAAAAATCTTCTGAATACTTATCCAGTTTGTCTCGGATAATCTGATCCACAAGTTTTATGCCTTCCAGACGGCCCATAAGGAAACGGTAGCGTTCCATGTCGGAAATAGAGCCATTAAGCACTATCGCCTCGGAGTCTTCCTGTAATTTCCTTACTTCTTTCAATACGCTTTCAGCGAATTCAAGCATGGTCGTTTTTCCATGAGAGCAGACAGTTTAAAGCCACCGTCTGGGGGCATTCTTAGTAGATCTTTACTGGGCGATTACCGTCACGTTTTTTAACGGTTCTTACTACTCCTCCGGATTTCATCTTGTTAGATTTACCGGCAGTATTCATCGCAATGGCTACAGCTTGTTTTTGAGCTGCAGTTTTGCTCTTGGGTTTACTGGCGCCTATTTTACCCTTTTTTTCGTAAGTTCCAACTAGTTCGCTGATATTTTTACCAATTGTTTTACTACTAGAACCTTTTTTCAAAGGCATTATTGGCCTCCTTGCTTAGGAGCATAGATTCTTTCGCGAGCAATCTGCGCTTTTTCTGCGGCTATTTTTTGCTGAGAATCTATTCGAGCTTGGTTGGCTTCAGCGTTCTGAGAAATCCTAGCCTGATCAATCTTAACGCCTTCCTGCTTAAGCGCTATGTCCGCTTGGTCCTTAGCGGCACGCTGCTGTAGCTCTTGAGCTTTCAGCGCTACCACTGGGTCTTCGCCAGTTCCTTCTCCAGAAAGTTGGCTTTGGACCGACTTCATTTCCATCATGCCCTCAGCAACCCTTATTGAGACCATTGCCTCACGCTGAAGATCAGAAATCATGCCATCAGGGTCCGCGCCGTACTCTGTGAAGAGCTCTGCTTCCGTAGCTTCCTCCGCTTTTAAGCGGATATGGTCAAGGATATGTTTCTGCAGTTCAGCAGAACCTAGAGGGTTGGCCTGCATCAGAGGGGACATGCCCATCATCAAGTGGGCCGCAATATGCGCGTCGTGCTGCTGACCGGCAAAAGCCTTCAGCGACTTGTTGTCCGCCACGTCAGCATTCTCGCTTGCAGGGTCCTTAGGTAACTGGTTAGTTTCCATCTTGAGGATGCCGTCAATGTCTCGGACGTTCATTGCCTGATAGACACGGTAATACGCCTCGTACATGTTGTGCATCTGCGGCGCACTTTGGGCCAACTGCAACTGAGCCTGAGCTAAGGTAATGCGTTGGGCCGCAGAGAATACATTTGGGTCCGCAATGGGCAATATAGCGACCATATGGGTAAAATCTGATCTTTTTACACATCTAGAGGCGCCGGGGACGTCATATGGGTATTCATCGGGTAGAAATTGCCCAAATCCTGCCGCTAACATCTCGAATTCTTGCGTCTGAGCGTAGTAAAGGCGCTTGTGTATGGCAGAGGTCACCATCGAGCCGCGTTCCAACAGCGCAAGCGTAGTGCCTACAGCGGCCTGTTGGTTAGAATCACCAACTTGCATGTCTGCAGTGCTTGCAAGTCGCTTTCCGGCGTCTACGGTAAAGCCTAGAAGCGTAAATAGGGTCTGGCTTGGCTCTTTGTAAGGCAGGGGCAGCAGTGAACCGCTTAGCTCGGCGCCACCGGCGTCAATATCCCGCCATTCGCCCGGCTGAATGGGGTTATCATCGTCAGCAATCCGTGCACCCTTCGCCTTGAAGCCCGCAGGAAGGTTGGATAGCGTGCCTGCGTCAAGAAGTTGACGCAAAGCGGCCGTTGCAGTCTTGCTTAGGCCACCAATCAAGTGAACAAAGCCTAAACCGTAAGCGCCGGGGCCTTCAATCAGCACATAATGCACAAAATACTCGCGACGACGCTTTAATTCGTCATCTTCTAACCAGTTTCTGCGTATTCCGACCACCTGACCGCTGTTTTCGTCAATAGTAACGACGTAAGGCAGCTTGATTCCGGTCTCGTTGTTCTTTTCGTCGACATCTTCGAAGCCCATAAGGTCCAAATTGACTTGGAACTCGAGCAAGAAAATCTCTTCGGGCTCTCCACTTGCAGTTAAACCCGTGATTTTGTCGATTGCATACCTAATTTGGTTGCCGCTGACAGGGTTTTGCTCTGGATCAACCATTACATCGAGGTATTCCCCCGCCACAACGCGCTTTCTGAACTCATTTGAGTCCATTGCAATACGCTGTGTGATTCTTGGGCACTGAGAAATGACACTCGACCCGTTGTAAGGGATATAGAGGTCGTCAGGAAGAACCAAACGACTAACCATACGGCCCAGTTGTTCATCATAATAAACCTTTTTAAATGCAGAACCGCCGTATCCGACGTAAAACAGTAATTGATCAAACTCCGGTGTGTATTCTTTCATCACCGACGTGATTTGGTAATTCATAAAGTCCTGCACGCGCGATGCTTGTTGGACCTTGTCTATGGTTTCTTTGCCTAGCGTCTCAGTACGGACAGGGCCGCCTGCGGGCATAAGCTCTTTAAACGCCTGCGACTGAAATTGAACAACGGCTTCTGTCAGCATAGGGTGGACAGCGCCTGCAGCGCCACGGAACGGGCGTGTACGGTCCTCTATCTTCAGGCCGAGCAAATCCATTCCCTTGGAATACATTTCTTCCCAGTCCTGCCTAGAAGCCTTGTCTGCGTCAAATAAAGCCAGTAAGTCGGATGAAATGGCGGCGAGCTCGTCCTCATCAACGACTTCGGCGAGGTTGCTGTAAAACTCAACGTCGTCTTCTTCGTTAACTTCAATGACCGCGCTACCGTCATCCTCAAGGATGATTTCAATATCCGGCTCTTCTTCACCCATCAGTTCAATGATGTCAGTTACTGGGGCCAGATTTACGACTTTATCTACAGGCATGACTTTGTCCTATTTATGAGTGCAGGGATTATACACTCTGGTTATTCCCACGGATACTTGGCGTCTTCCACATTAGTCAGAAGGTCTGTTCCCGCTTTTACGGGCTCGCCCTTCATCATTCTTCCCCGTGTTCCTTGGTTATTAATATTACCCAAAGTATCCATAATAGCGTTTTTGGCTTCTTGTCTAGATAGCCCTTGCTTCGCTAAGTTAAAACCAAATTTGTTGTTGAAGTAATCAAGGTACTCGGACCTAGGATCTGATCCCCCCATCTTTTTATTGAGACCTTGGTAAACCTCTTTAGCTTGAGCGCCAACAGCACTTAGTGGATTTTGTCCTGCGTCATATGCGAATAGCGCGTGGTTTACAGCGTTGAAGACTTCTTCATCGCCTTTAATTCCCGTGTTCTGCCTAGTTCTTTTAGAAGCGTCCTCTGGCAGTAACAGCTCTACTCGGTACTGCTCACCTATCAACCCTGAATCTACCATTTGATTTGTAAGGTCTACAGCTTCTTGTGATATGGCTACTTGGCGCTCATCGTCAAAACCAAGAGCTTCCGCTCCTTTTTGGATGGCTTTTTCTATTAGTCCGCCGCCTGCATACTTGCCTAATTCTTCAAGGTCTGAAGATGCAGACCCTTTAGGTTTTTTTACTTCACCACCTTCGCTAAACCCTTCTCGCAGAAGGTGACGAATATACTCGTCGGTTAGCTCTTGGCTTGGAAGGCCTTTTCCTTTTACCCCTAAGGCAAGGTCGTAATATCCCGGCCCTTTACGGCTAGGGTTGTCCGCCTTAAATTGTCTGTGCCAATCAGGGAGATACACCTCGGTAGGCGTAGGCTGCATACTAACACCTAAATCCCCTCCTCCTAGCAGAGTCGGGAAACCGGGATGAAGGTCCGGCCTATAGTCTGCAGTGCCATCCAAACTAAACAGTCGAGGTCCTGCCGCAAAAGTTGGCGCGTCACCCCCGTGTATTGGGTGAAGAAGGGCTTTTTCTGTTTCCTTAATTAGTATTTCTGTGGGTTTAAAGATTACGCCTTTCCCGCTTTTTTCTCCACCTAACGAAATTCCGCCTTTGCTTGGTGGAAGACCTTGGCCCATCATTATGTCCGCAAGTGCTGCTCTTTTTTCAAAAGTGTCTGCTTGGGCCCATATTTTAGGGTCTCGGATGTCCGCCCCTTCGCCAAAAGTAACCGCGAGGTTTATGTTGATCTTTTCTGCCAACTCAGGAGATAAATTTCCTGCCTTCATTGAAGCAACAAACCCTTTTTTTAATTTATCAAAAACAATAGGGTTAGTCTTAAGCTGTGTTGCAGAACCAAGCATGGTCGTCCATGCTGTTTCTGGAGAAGTAAGGTTGGTTAAACGGGAAGCTGTTCCTGAATCCATTACTCCCCATACCTTACCTGCGTAATTAGGGTCGGCTTCGCTTATTGCAGAGAAGGCTGCGCCCCCAATATTTCCGCCACCTACTCTGGTTCGGTCAGCTTGCGTGGTAGAAGTCCTTTTAAAACCCTGTTCCATTAACTGGCCGAGTGCTTCAGACGCTTTTACTGTAGGCTGAGACTCAATAAGTTTTTGTGCCTTTCTGCCTGCCGCCGCACGATCAGCAGCTTTAAGAGCCGTTGTTACAGCAGCTTTCTTAGTACCCCTTGCTCCCATGCCTAACAGAGGAGATGCACCGGCCACGGACATCAGGACCACCTGCTCGTACATCTCGGCAAGATCAGTATCCCCCGCAGCACGTGCTTCATTGGCAAGGTCAGAATATTTCTCTACGTCCATGCCTGAACGTATCTCACCCGTTACCGGAGCCATGTCCAACGCATAGCCCACAGGATCATCCGCCGCTCCGGCTTGCATTGTCTTGCCTACGCCATAAATATCCGCGAGCAATTTTGCAGAGGGGCTCTGACTTTGCACGACTTCCTTTCCGTACTCATAAACACTAGAAGGGATTCGTTTTGCTCCACTGAGCATGTTTTCAAGAATACTGCGGCTTTCGGTCTGTACTTGATCCGTGGGCCGTGGTTCTTGAGTATCCATCGCCATTAACTGGGCAGTAAGCTCGTCAGCCGTCATCGAGTCCGCAGGACCATTGTCCGCGAACCCTTCAGGCTTTTTTACAGGGCCACCCTCCGCGAACACCGGAACAATTCTAGCGCCACCGGCAGTGCCGAGGTCTCTGGCGAGAAGCTCTGTGTTGTAGCCTTGGGTCGTGAAGTTAGATTGACGACTCTCTTCGTCGCCCTCAGTTAATCCTGTAAACCCGCTCGTTAGGCCATAGGGGACCTGTTCGGTATCCGCCGTGCCTTCTTCGCGTTCGGCCTCCCTTCGCATTGAGTCCTGCTGACGCATTAACGCAAAAAGCTGCGAGCGAGAAAGACCTCCACCGTAGCTTCCGGTCCTGTTCAAAAGGTCCGCGTATCTGTCGTAGTTAGCGCCGGTCAATTGACGAAGGTCCTGTGCCGAGCGG